TTATATGTTGGAGGTGCAACAAAAATTGTAGATGCAACCGATAGTATTAGCACAACGACTGGAGCACTCATTATTGATGGTGGAGTTGGAATTGCGAAGAGCCTATATGCGCAGAATATTATTGGCGATAATATTAAAAGTTTTCACATTGACGCACCAATTTACCCCAACACTTCCTACGATCCTTTACAAAAACGATTTATTGTGATAGATGGTACATATATAAATAATATAGTCATAATTACATTTACTGTGTTAACTTATAGTTTGACCAATCCTATTGACACGTTATTGTATACCACTACAAATTCAATAATACCGACGGGGTTTATACCGGCGTTATGTTATGGAACCGCTACATATGATGCGTGGTCTTACTCTGGTTATAATTACGCTGCATCGATAAATCGCGACGGACGGTTATGGTTTTCGCGAAATACGCAGTGGGATGAGGGCGACGTCATTGGTTATGTCTATCATACAATATCGTATTTATCATACGTAGTAAGTTAATAACGTGCATATACGCGGACGATTTGTCCGCAAATTACACAATGTCAAGCACGATTAAAAAATCACCAAACGGGTGTTCTATTTTTATACTGAGTTGTTTTTCGGATATATCGAGTCTATTGGCGTACATCCGGCGCAACGCATTATTGTCGGTGTGTACGTAATTTAGTATTTTTGCACATATAGCATATTGATAAACCAGAAAAACTATAAAACGTGAAAATACGGCGGCAACTCTGCAGGAAAATTTTTTTGCGTTTACACGAAATCAAGATAAACACCTTTTAATTTTGATTGAGAAATACGCGAAATATATAAATAACTTCTTGCATTCGCGTATCATTGGCGAAAAAAAACAAAAAAACAACGAGGTCTTTTTTTGTTTTTTTCGTTGTTTTTTTCGCGAACGAAATCACTCATCGTCGAGGTAATGCATCTAATCACTCATTGCTGAGTATGAGAAGCTTCCTCGCCGCGATTATGTATTTTCTCGTACTGTGCGATAATGGCGTCACACTCGCGATTGCGCGCAATCGCGAGCTCACGCTCGTAGCGAACAGCATCTTCGCACGCGCGTTCATCGCGCAATTCCTCGTTGTAGTCATCAAGAACTATACGAAGAAACTCGCGCTCATTTCCGCTGGCAATCAGCTGATCGAGGAGCCGCTTAAGCTCGTCCCTGTTCATACGCCGGCTTGTCGCTGCGTCACGTTGCATTGTATTGATTGTTGAGATAATCAGAACCTCAATATTCAATTTTTATTGTGTATGTGCGTAACGATTGAAAATGAAATATATATTTATATTTCGTGCGATGTGCAAAAAAAAACAAAAAAAATGGTTGGTGGAATCGTTCCACACTTTATGTGTTTTCCGTTTTCGTTTTTTTTGTTTTTTTATCGCAAATGTACATTGTTTATTGTACGGTGTTCGAATCTTCGCCCAGGAGCTTCTTAATGCACAACAGCGAAGCAATCTCTTCATTAACGTGTTCGAGTTCGCGAACACGTTTGAGTTCGCGATCACGTTGCGCAAGCGAAGAGATTTTCGCGAGCTCGAGCTGATCGGCCTCACTGAGCCCGCGAGGCTTGACGCGTGCAGAGCGTCCGAATGATGTGTACTCTGCACGCTTGCACTCTGCACGCTTGCACTCTGCTTCGCGCTCGCGCTCGCGCTCTGCTTCGCGCAAACACTCCGCATATATATACTCCGCTCTCTCACGCCCCGCATCTTCATCATCGTCAAACCCCTCATATTCGTACTGGTCTCCGTACTCACGCCGAGGATCGTGCATAGCGGAAGCAGCGCGCTCATGCATTGCACGCTCTTCGCAAAGAGCGAGTTTTGTGCTAGTTTTGGGGGCGTAAGATTCGCGCATGACGCGTTTCTGGGCGAACTTGCTCGCGATGAATTGCGAGAGTTCGCCGCTTTCGAGTCCGGCAAGAAAGTTGAGTTCGTCGTCATCGAGCTTATTGAGAAGCTTAAGTGCACGACGCTCCTTTTCCCCATCGACACGTTGCACCGCGAAAGGCGCTGTGTCTGTATATCCCTGCTTTGCGCTTACACGATGCTTCATCTCACTTGCGCGAATCATTTCCTTTGTGATAACATATTTAGAAACTCAATATTCAATTTTTATTACGCGTGCACACATAATACGTATTCTAAAATGATATATACAAATATATAATTCACGCGTGAATTGCGATATGGCAAAGCGTTTAGCGCCTGACGAGCGCGAATCTAATGAACCGCCTGTTAAACGCGTTTGCAAATGTACAACCATCGACGAATATGCATTGTCATGCAGTATGACGTGGTGTGTTTTTAGAGATATTTTTCGTCTTGCGTCATGTGCTACAAAGAATGAAATATTTGAATCGGATGTAATACACGCGATGTCACGACTTGTATCTCTAAATGAAGGATTGCTATCTTATGCGCGTATTTTAGAAATCGCTAACAGTGATATCCAAAATAATGATGCGGTTGAAATGATGGAATTAATACTTACAAAAAGTAAAATAAAAATTACAATGTCAACAAAAGTTGAGCGAATTCTTGCTACAATTTGCGCTTGTATTAAAGAAACGATTGCGGAATATTGCAAAAATACCGCAATGGCGACGACGCCGCTTTTTCTTGAATCAATTCATCGATGTGGTATCGCATATGATAAATATATTCAAACTATTATCGGCAAATCATTTTATTGTTGAGAATCGCCGCGAATTACTAAATATCATACTATTGCAAAACAATGATAGCTTATTAATAATTTATCATTGATAATCGCGCAATATACGATATTTGCATTAATATTACATCGCAAAAAAACAAAAAAAAACATAAACCCTGTTTTTTTGTGAAAAGGTTTCACATTTTTCGGGTTTCTGTTGTTTTTGTTTTTTTTGCGATGAACGAAGGGCAGACACTAGACAATGATGTACGATTTGTGCTCAAGCTCGTACATAGCCTCACGTGACGCACGCTCTTCGCGATAACGCGCTTCCATCCGCGATTTCTCAGCACCATTGAGCATGCTGATGGTGTCGAGCGTTGCATCTCGCTCGATCAAGTGGTTGTGGAGCCGTTCGATCTCATCGAGCACGCGTTCTTCCTCGAGTTTGATCACTTCGGGTTCATCACGGTGGATGAACACAAAGTTCTTAAACTCTGCAAGAACGACACGCGCTGATTCAACAATCATTTTTCTCTCAGCGCGGCTGTTGCGCACAAACCGAGTAAAGACCTCGTAATTCTTCTTGTACATTATACACAACGGATCGTAAGTGAGATTTGCATACGCGATGATTTCTTCGGTGATCTTCGTTGTCATGGCTTGCTTGCTTCGTTGCTTATTGCTTGTTAACATATTTAGAACCTCAATATTCAATTTTTTATTACATAGAATATACGCGGCGCGTATTAAAAACGCTCAATACTCACTCAGTTACACCTTTGGAATAAATGTTATCATTTGTTTCATAAAAGTTGCATCACAGTCTTGCTTTGCGTCATGATCTCGCCATAAGAGTTCTACAACTTTCTTAAAAACCTCAATAGGATGACGCGGAATTTCAATGGTTTGTTGTGTTCGCGCATTATATAAGATGAATTTGTTATAGTCGTCGTACGCCATATACGCATATAATGCCAATTGCAAAACATGAATATCAGTTAGTGTTGATGTACATTTAATTTCGTATAATGTTTCTTCTGTTGTCCAATCAACAAATCCGTGTAAAGGATAGACTGTATCTGTTTTCTGATAATAGCATTCCGCAATACCTTTTTTTCCAACCGCGTTTGATAATCTTTGCGATAATTTCGCGAATAATTGTTCCGGAATCCAATCCCATTTTTCAATTTGATATAATTTATGTTCATAACCCGATTGCATTGCATTAAGACACGCCGCGCTTTTGCATGCATTTTCCGGATTATCAAAATTCCATCTCCATCCAAAATTCTTTAGCAATTCATCCGGGCGGGTGACGTCATTTATATAAGGAGTATCTTTAATATGTTCTAACATTATCATCGTTCCTGTTATTTCCGCAACTTCTTCAATATTTCCATTTCGCGCTTGCGTTGAAAGATTGAGCTCTATTGGATCTTCTTCTGGCCTAATTTCTTGCGGTTTGAGTAAGTTTATGGCTTCATTAATAATATCACTTGGAACAAAACGAAGTAGATCGGTTGGCGAACGTGCCGTCGGTATGAATTGTTCCCTTTGCATCGGTTCATATCTTTCGCGTTTTTCATTTATATCCGGAATTAATCTTTCGCCGTTAATTACAAATTTTTCGCAATAACCAAGAGCGTTTCGCAAAAATGGCAACGCGTATCCCGTTTGTTGAATTAAAATTAGTTCTTTTTTTGCGCGTGTTATTGCGACATATTGCGCATTTGATATGCGCGTAGTATCGCTATTCTTGTTATAATACTTGAAATAAGTATTATCAAATGCAAAAACTATAACACAATCGCGTTCCAATCCCTTGCTTTTATGATAGGTAATCGCGCTTATTTTATTTTGCATAGCGTCAATATTCTTTTTGTTTAATTCTTGTTCATCATTTGCTTGCACAAATACATCTGTTCCATTTTTTGAAAGCGTGTTCATTATTGTGCTAATTGGAGAGTGAGAGCCCTTTCTGGCATTGCGTCCCGATTTTGTAGTTGGCGTTAAAACAAGTGTTTCATTTTTGCCATAAATTTTTGATTTATTGTGAATTAATCTAACAATTGCATTAACCGAGCGAATGTCAAAAATATTATCAATTGTTATGAGCGTTGGCTTACATCCGCCATGATTGGATTTAATTCGTTCTCTACCAATTAACGCATTAATAAATCGCGCCATCTCAATAGTGCATCTATAACTCGTGCTTAATTCGCATTGAGTAAATGGCATATTATAAATATCTGGTGCGAGCTCAATAAAACGCTTATCTGCGCCTTTATACTCATAAATTGTTTGATATGTGTCGCCAATAATACATAATTGCGGACATTTTGTCATTGATACTATAATCGTACGCGCAAGTTGATAGAATTCTGCAATCATGTCTTGCGCTTCGTCAATAATTAGCGAGTCAAATGCTATTGATTTCTGAAATGTAGCCGTCTGAAGATGAGTTTTAAGTTTTTCATCCGTGTGTATCACACACGCGTATAGAAAAGTCGCGCAAGCATGGAAAGTATAAACGCGCAAGTTTGTAATGGCGAGTTTTTTACATTTTTCTTTTGTTTCATCACTCAATTTCTTATTGTATGTTAATAAAAGAAACTTACGATTTGGCAATTGTTGCGCAAGATGAAGAACAAAAGTGGTTTTACCTGAACCCGCAACGGCATTGAGTACAATATTTTCACATTGCGCGAAATGATTAACTGCATTTTGCTGTTCTTGCGAAATTGGTTTTAATTGATAACATGGTTCTTCAACGGGCTCTTTTTCCTTTTTGGATCCCGTCACTTTCTTACGCGAGCGTTGCGTCGCAACGCATTTTTTATCTTTCCTTTGAATGTTATTAAGAATTTGTAAAAGTTTTTTCTTTGTAATTTTAGTATCTGTATAGATTATATTGTGTTTGGTCTTGAGAATTTCAAATAGTTGTTCTCGCGTGCATATTGAATAATCATCGTAACTATATTCCGTCATTTTGCACGTGTATATGCGTTAGTTATAATTATCTAAATGATTGCTATAAACAACTATTATAGCGTTTCATTCGCGTCCAACATATAATACGCGCGAGTGTTTGCATCTTCTTTAATAAAAAATGAATATGATAATAGTATTATAATCAAATGGACGCCGGTGTTAATACATCTCGCAAATTGGGGTTTCGTCTTGGTGCCGATTTTGGTCAATGGGACGCATGTACAGAAACAAGAAAAAAATGCGTTTTTGGGCAAATTCCGCAGATTGTAAGTCGCCATGATGAAATAACAAAAATACAATTACTGAAGATTTACATCGAACATAGTGAAAAATTCCCAAGCGGTTTATACTTGGAATTAAAGATGGATTGCGATAACTGCGAAAAAATTATACTTCAGCAACAAGTTTGCGAAGATGATATGTATGAGTTATACGGATATCCAACCGCGGGTTCATTGACGCAACAGATTGCGAATATTCATACAATCCGCAACATACATGCCATCGTTTCGCACCCAACTTTAAAATCTTTTGATATTTCCAGCAGCAAGATTTACATTACATACGCTATGTACGGAAAATTAAACGGAGAAATGTCAATTTTTAATGATGTTGATGATTTCTAATAACATTCAATCATCATTATTTTTTTAACACTCCGGCGTGATTTATTTGCAAAGATGCGAGTATAAGATTATAGAAGATATTGGATCTGGTATGAATTTGAATAGAAGAGGTCTTATGAAAATAATACATTATGCAATTGCTGGAAGAATTGAAGAACTTGTCGTTACATATCGCGATCGTCTTGCAAGATTTGGTTTTGAACTCACTGAAGAATTAATTCATCATTACTCACATGGAAGGATAACAGTTATTAATGCTGATGATGTTCATGATCCTGAAGAAGAAGTAATACGAGATACGCTACAAATAATGAATATTTTTGTTGCTAAAATGAATGGCTTACGCAAGCATAGAACAGAACAAAAGAGAACTTAATTTTATCAAGAAATATCACCTTTTTCGCGACTAGCCGCAACCCACATTGCGTAAAATTAAACATAATTATATGCATATAATTTTTGCGTTCGCTTGACTCAAAAATATAAAAATGAATTCAATAACTATAAATCACATACAACAAATGGAGGACTTGCATCCGATATTGTCAATGGATGAATGGTCAATTGTAAGATTGATATATGATAATTATGATGAGCCTGAAAAGCATATACATGAAACTTATTTCCTCGCGCTATCTCCGAATAATTCATTATATTTCACAAAAAGTTGCAGTTCATGGTACGATGAAGAGGACGATACATTCGATGCGTGCGAACATAATATTATGATATTCAAGAAGGGTTGTGTTAATTGCGATTATGATGGAATTATTGAGCATACAGATGGACGAATTGATGTTCATTTTACTCACGGAATTGAACATTTTGAGAAGGTTTCATCAATTCCAATTGAATTATCGCCAATTATAATCAAATGCGCCGGGGAAATGCGGGAAGAATTAACTGATTATATCAAATATAAAGAAGAGTCCGTCATCGAAGCGTTGAATGAATTGAGCAAATCAAGACAAAAAGTTCGCGAGATGGTAGAGAAATTTAAAAAAAAGTGCATCAATGAAACGGACGCGATAGAATATCGCAAAAAACTCGCAGAAAAAGCACTCGCACTCGCAAATTCGCGCATTGGATTTAATCCAAGCGGAACATATGATTATAATGTCGTAGATGTAACTGTTAAAGAAGAAACGAACGAAATAAAATTTGTTGGCGATGGCAAAACAACGCCATTATCTGGAAGAATATTTTGCAAAGTGCTGAAAACACCGAAGACAACAATAGATATATATGATCGTGTTAAACACGATGTCATTGTTATGAATAGTAGTTGTTTTAGAGATACACACGCTCGAGACGAGAGCAGCTACAACAATAGATACTTATATTATTCTGAATCAATTCAGGTGAATAGTAAGTTTGCAATTATCATTATTGACGAACCACTACGCAAAATTGAAATATCCGTTTTGGGTGAAAAGTACGGAGTAGTATCATGCTCTCCATGTTGGAACAATACATGGGTGCTTATTCGCGATCGTACTCTTAATATGGCAATAAGATCATCTGTGTTTATTGTTGGCGCGAAAGCATCAGAATTAAAAACAGAATTATCTGACAGACTTTATTATAGTAAATTGAATGGAGGTTGTGACGGATCACTACGTGGAAGTCTAGATAATCCATTATCAATACCTAACACTGCTGAAGATGATGGATATATGGTTTCGTGCAAAATAAGTCCTGAGAACGTTAGGTTAGATCCGTGTTTAGCATTTCATCACTTGCTCGAAGAATTTAACATCGTAGAACCAAAGTAATACGTGTAGCCGCGCATGACATACACACTGCTTATTTTTTTGCTTATATTCTTCTAATCCGCGCATGATGAAAAAATGAATTTTACTTTGTATGCATATATCACAATGCATTACATGCAAGCATGCCGCAGTTTTTACGTATCAATTTTCGTCGCACTTGCAACAATATTCCTAAGTGTCGTGACGTATTTCTGTGTGACGATTGCTATTGTTCTGCTAATGCAAACTGTTTGCGCGAGTGAAAAAGGCATTGAAATTTATAATAAAATGACCATAGGTATTCCAGTCGGCACCGTTATATGCGCGTTTGAGGACGCTGGTGATGAAAAAATGCAAGTAATCATCAATTACCTTGGCGGGGTTATCATGATTGTCGCAATTGTGCTCATGTTGTCATTTGCATACAAATGTTGCACTGCGTACATATCAATCATATTTCACTTCGTTACCCCGCAAGAACAAAGAAAACACAGATGGATTGTATGTTTGTATTCGCGCGAGTATGTTGCGGAATTATTACATGATAATTTTAGAGCATCATGTGTTTTCATTTCATTTAATTGCATAATTTATGTATGCGGAAATGCATTTTTGCGGCGTGATATTGCCGAATTACTTAACGGATCGGTCATTATCGGAGTTCCGATCATCTACTACGCAATAATGTCAATGTATAAACTTTGCAAAAAACCAGTAATTGCGGACGATACGTCAATCGGCAACGAAGCATTATTGTCGAATGAAGTTCCACTTGTATAATTTTTTTATCTGATTTGCGAATTAATCAAAATTTAAAATCACACGCGCGAATTAATCAAAATTTAAAATCACACACTCGAAATATCAAAAAAATGAACACGATAAAATGTACATATTGCCATTATTCCCGCATTCGCGTTAAATATATACATTATGGAGTATCAATGCAGAATTTGGAAGAATATTATGCTGTAAAAAATGCGTTATGAAAGTATAATGATTATAATCATCTTGACGCTGTGACATTGGCGAATAATTTAAAAATATATCATTCATTTTTAAATATTACACGTAACGTTGTTGTGATATTTTTCACACAATTTGCGAATTAATTCGCGTTTTTTATTATTTGTCGCATGATTGAGATACAAAAAATAAATCATTTTATCGAAAATATAACATTCTGCGCTATTAATTGTCAATTGCGGTGTTAAAAGTATAATCCAACCATCGAGCAACTTGCATATGACCGTTTGCTAGACTTGTATGAAATGCACAATTATCGTATGCCATTACGTCATCCAGGGTTAGATTAAAAGTTTTATGTAACCATTGAGCTACCTGCAAATAATTATTGGCGCAACTGGCGCGAAATGCGTGATTATTTTCCATAATTGCGTCACATTTTGTCAAGTTAAATGTTTTAGATAACCATTGCGCAATTTGTAAATGCCCGCGTGCGCAACATACACGAAATGCGCAATTATTTTTCGCCATCGCATCATCTCGTGTCAAGTTAAATATTTTATACAACCATTGCGCGATTTGCAGATGGCCATTTTCGCAACTTTGCAAAAACGCAAAATTTTTGCACATTGTTACATCATTTTTGGTTAAGTGAAACGTTTCATGTAACCATTGAGCTACTTGCAAATGACCATTTTGGCAACTATAACGAAATGCATAATTATTATCTGTTCTAACATCATCTTTTGTTAGATTGAATGTTTCATACAACCACTGCGCAACTTGTAAATGATTGTTTGCGCAACTGTTGCAAAATACGCAATTATCACGCGCTGTTGCATCATCTCGTGTTAAGTTGAATGTTTTATGTAACCATTGCGCAACTTGTAAATGACCGTTGGAACAACTGGAACAAAATGCGTAATTATTATCTGCTACTGCATCATCTCGTGTTAAATGGAATGTTTCATGCAACCATTGTATAACTTGTAATCTACCATATTCGCAACAAGTGCGAAATACGAAATTATTATTTGATATTATATCATCTTTTGTTAAGTTAAACGTTGCATATAACCATTGTATTATATGCAAATAATTGCCAATGCAACTTGAGCAAAATGCATAATTATTAATTGCTATTACATCATCTCGCGATAGTTTGAATGTTTCATGTATCCATTGCGCGATATGCAAATGGCCATTCGCGCAACTATGGCGAAATATTTCCAATCTGTTGTTATAAACGCTGAAATTATTATATTGTTTATAAATGCGTTGTAATGTTTGTAAATCTCCATTATTATAAGTTACCAATAAACATTGATACATTTCGTTTTCAAGAGACTCGGTATTTTTACTTTGCTGCGAATCTTCCATTAGTTATAGTGTATTTGGTGTAGATGATACGATGATATATTGAAATTTTTTTCGCAATCGCACACTTTCGAGTGATACGATGATATATTGAAATTTTATGATTCAATTTTTTCGCAATCGCACACTTTCGAGTGATACGATTCGGCGGGATTTCGTGCAACTTTGTGCGTGTTAATGGCTGCGTTCTTTCATTTGTTATCATATACCATAAAAACATATCCATTTTTATCCTAAATAACATTATTATAAACATCAAAAAATAAAACAAAATGTGCGGAAATTATACATCAACAAAAAGAAACCACGCCGCGTATATGCAGCGTGATAGCGCAAGTAAAATAAATTTTCACTGCATTGTGTTTTTGACGAATCGCGCGATTTATTTTACGATACAAAAAATATAAAAAACAAGACCAAAGATCCGAAATTTACACACTTGCGCAAGCAAGTAGTGCAAACTCTTCAAGAGTTTTTGGTGTTGCTACAAGTGCGGCAACCTCTTGTAGGCTTGCCGCGGACATCAAGGTGTATGACAATGGCTTATAGCCGCCCCACACTTCCTTGCCGTCCATCCAAATTTCGCGCGACAACTGCGCTGCGTATTTCCTAACGATAGCATCTTCTGATGCTAAAAGAAAGATGTTGCCAGCTTTTGTAAGTTCCAGAGGAACTCCGCAAACGTTGTTGAGTTTCTTCTTAATCTCGGGTGTGAGCTCAAGAGAACATTTTGCAACGTTCTCGCATAGATCAAGATACTCAAAACCAATGGCGGGCAATTCAACCTCGCCGGGTTTGTTCAAGAGTGCCTCAAACGCGAGCTCAACGGCGCGATCGCGCAACAAATTGAACCATTTTGCCATTGCGTTATAAATAATTTAGAAGGTCAATATTCATTTTTTTTGAAAAAAAAAGAGCGATTACATTACAATGTGTTGCGCTTCCGCGACTTTTAAAACGCTGACATTCCAAATGCAAAGACACGGAATATCGATGGAATAATACCAAAATGTTTTGTGATTAATATCCGATATTGTATCACGCAGTTCATTGTAATTCAAGAATGCGACGCCGTCATAATGTGGATACAAAGACGCCCAGCGCTCAATGCCAGATCTAAACGACATGAGGTGTTGTAGTTTCTCGACACAATCAACTACATAAATTTTCGCATATTCCGCAACAGTCAATCGCGAACGATAATAGTTCATTGATGTGAAATTAACAAAGCAACCTTCTCGCTTACACCATTGCAACCATTCGTCATCAATAGACATCCACAAACCATTTGGCTTTAGATATAGATCGAACACCCAGGGTTGCGGATATAAATACTTGGTGTCAAGCTCAAGAGGTTCGCGCGAGTAGTGGTAAAGAGTATAATTTGCGAACATTCTTGTGCGGTACTGATAATTATTATGTGTATATTCATTTTTAAAACGCAACTCAAAAACTATTGCGGATGCATTTCGATATTTTTGAATATTAGTTCTTATTCATAACGTAAGATGGCAATTGCAAGCAAGTACGCGGATCTTCTACTTCTCATTGGCGAATTTTCAACCAAAACCACCGCAGAAATCGCGCAACTCAAAGAACATTTTATTGGACCAAGTGGTAAAGTCATCAATCATGATAAAGAAATCACAGCACTTCGCGCGTCCTTTGCAACACTTGAAAACGCACATAATAAATTAGTCACGCAATGTAAAACGCTTGAAGAAACAAATAAAATATTATGTGAAAAAGTCGCGCAACTCGAGCAATGTGTTATTATTTCAGATGCAAGCAAAAACTGTGCGAAAGAATGCGCGATTATTGAGCAAGCGATTGAAGAATTTATAATGAGACTTCCGCGAACGCCAACAGAACCACACAGCGGACGCATTATTCTTGATAGTTTGGAATCGCGTCAATTCGCCATATATAAAACTATATTATACATCCGAGCAGATCCAAGAGCATATAAAGCTCTCTGTGAAGAAAATAACGACGCCGAACATTATCAGTACGGATTGTCGGCACTTATGAGGTATATAACATCTTTTGAAACACGCCATACATATACTGGTCGTCGGAGTCATCTTTGGGATGAAATCGCAGCTAAATACAAACTTGGCGAAATATATGGACAATATCGCAAATTTCAACGATGAATTGCAAAAAAATATAACTTTGTTGAAAACATCAATATTTTCACACTTGATATTCTTTTTTGCATTAATCGCGGAGATTATACTTGCGGCGGCTGCGCGCTCCGATTGCGATAATAGTTAATCATGAGTGCGCCAATGCCGGAGATTAATGCAACCGTAGTGAGCACTGTTATAACAAGCGCGGCTATTGCAATTTGCTCTGTTTTTGCAAAATCATCACCAAACTCATCATCAAATAACGATGATGGAAACGAAAATGGAAAAGGAATTTCTGATACTGAATCTTCAGCGTCTGCATTTTTATCATATACTTGCGCGATAATCATTTGCGAAAAGACACTGCGTGGGCCAAACTCATTTGTGGTATCATTGCGCACGAGCATAACTTCAATTCCTCTGGAGATACCGCGAATTCCATGTGAATTTTGATACTCAATTGCATACACGCCTGGAACATATTCCCATATTTTTGTTACGAGAACTCCATGATCCGGATTAATACACGTGGGATTATCAACAATAATAACATTTCCGTACGCATCTCGATCCTCAATTGGTAATCCATCAGCGGCGCAAATACCGGCAATAATCGGGCTGTAATACAACGCATCAATTGCGCATGTGATTCGTTCTTGAAATGAACCAGTGTAGCATTTTAGGCGTATGTCTTTTACACCAATAGACGTAATTTTACTTACGTCATATAAATCGGATCTATCTCCTCCATTTGTGAAAGGATACATATATTCTGTCATAATGCCGAACTGTTCAATATACCCGAGTGCACACAATGGTAATCCGCCATTATAGCCCGGATTACGTCCGCATTCATCGCCAAGTTTTTTAACACCATCAATAACTTGCTCAACGGATAAATACATATTATTACAAGTCAATACACGATATGCATTTTCAACAAACGCGATCGCTGCGAATGCCCAACATGACATTGTTTGTCCTTGCGATCTTACATTTCCGCGCCATGGATTGCTTTCTTCAATTCCAAACGCTCCGCATTCATATGTAACTCTCGGACGAGTTTGCGCAAACACAACAAGTGTGCAAAACAATAGCGTGATTATGGTCGGCCTCATGATGTATCTGTAATAATATCACCAAATTGTTAATTCATTTTTTTATAAGATGTGAAAATGGTTGCGACTCGCAAAATATTGTATCAAAATCACACACTCTTCATTATTTAGGATAAATTGAATATCGTATTTTATATCATAATATCAATAATGAAGAAAGTGCCAGCTGCAGTGTCAAAGCCTAAAAAACGCGCAATTCCAAAAAAAGTAAAACAAGAAGTGTGGAAATCATACATTGGTGCAGAAAAAGGAATCGCGCTATGCACTTGCTGCGAGACAACACAAATAGCTCAAATGGATTTTCATTGCGGGCATGTTATTAGCGAAGCGCATGGCGGAACTATTACTGTTAAAAATTTGCGCCCGATTTGTGCATCATGTAATGCGTCAATGGGAACTGAAGATTACGATACATTCAAGCTAAAAATGAAAGGCGCTGCAAAACCTGATGACATTGGCAAAATTAATTATGATTATTACATCGGAGAAGTACATGATATTGATAAAGTATTTTTCGGAGATAAAAGTGTTGCGAATCAAATCGCAAACGCACAACTTGCTAACGTGATATACGAGCGCGATGCATCCGGCGTCAAACTTGATAGATGGTCGCAGCGAATAATAGATTATGAAAAGATGAAACAACAAGAGACACGGCTTGAAATAACACATGATATTAACTTAGAAGCAACAAAATACACAAAAAAAGGAAGCGTATTATATCCAATTTGTAGTTCCGCATCACCTCAATTCATAATGAACGCATTCGAGAATATTATGCGATGCAAACACCCGCTTAACCATCGCGATTATTCAATCAAAACACTGACGGATGGCACTAATTGTATTTACGTTGTAATTATAAATTAAATGTTAGTGAATAATATCCGCAATAATCGCATAACTCAAAAATAATTGATTAACATAGTAATTATTTTTTTCCGTTGCGCGCAATTCTATGCGATTTTAAATTGAATCATCATGTTGGTATCATATTAGAAATTGCTAAACCCAATATACAAGCTATAAAGTAACCAATGACGGATTTATTTTACAGTACCGATAAAAATTTTGACGATTATAAACCGCGGTTTAATGGACGCGAACAACAACAATATTTGTCGATAATTAATAGCGGTGAAAATTTACACAAAATAAAATGTGTTAATGAACAAAATCACCGGATGGTTTATGATAATAGAGTAAAAATATTTCATAATAGTTGCAATAACGGTTATTTGCATATTGCACAATGGTTGTATGACAAACTCAACTTAACACGAGCCGATGTAATAGCGCGCGATAATTACGCATTTTGCGTAAGTTGTTCCAATGGTCATTTACACGTTGCGCGGTGGTTGTATAAAACATTCAACTTAACACGAGATGATGCAACAGCGCGTGATAATTGCGCATTTTGCAACAGTTGCGCAAACAATCATTTACAAGTTGCGCGGTGGTTGTATGAAACGTTCAATCTAACAAAAGATGATGTTAGAACAGATAATAATTATGCATTTCGCAACAGTTGTGCTAATAATCATTTACAAGTTGCGCAATGGTTATACGAAACTTTCGACTTGACTCAAGATGACGCGCGATTAAATAATAATTATGCATTTCGCATCAGCTGTGAACACGGCCATTTACAAGTCGCACAATGGTTGCATAAAACGTTTAACTTGACGCAAGATGACGCAAGATCAAATAACAATTACGCTTTTTACGCCAGTTGTGTTAGGGGGCATTTGCAAGTTATACCATGGCTTCACGAAACATTCAACTTTAAAAAAGATGATATGGAAGCGGATATTAATAGCACATTTCGCGTGTGTTGCGCGCGCGGTCATTTCTATGTTGCG